CGCCCATCATCTCCGCCTCGGCTTCCCCGAAGTCGCCGCAGGACTGGTCGGCATGGGCTACCGCCTTGCGGCAGGCCTCTTCACGGCGGCGGAAGTCGGCGCGCCCCACAAGCGGGAGCGGCTCTTCATCCTCGCCATCCGAGAAGGAGACGAACTGGCCGACCCCGCGCGCCTGCTCTGGCACCCGGTCGAGTGGCGGCAACCGGACGGAACTGCTGCGGCTCTGGCCGACACCCCGCGCCAGCGCCAACGAGAACCGGCAGACGAGGCCGACGCCGTCGCAGGAAGCGGGACAGCACGGGATGAACCTAGCGACCACGGCCGCGATGTGGCCGACGCCGCAGACCGACAGTTTCCGCAGCCGGGGTGGCGAGCGGAAGGACGAGAAGGGGCTGGATCGGATGGCGCGGGATTGGCCGACGCCGATGGCCAACGACGGTTGCAAGCCGAGCGCGGGCAACCGGAGGACAGCCGATCTCACCCATGCGGCGGGGATGTGGATGACGCCGACGGCGCGCGATCACAAGGATGGGGCGACGAGCCTTGCGAACACACCGGTGAACGGCCTGCTTGGCCGCCAGGTCCTGGCGACGCCGATGGCTGGGAGCGATACCTCCGAGCCGCGCCGGACCTTGAACCCGCTGTTCGTCGAGGCGCTGATGGGCTGGCCCACCGGGTGGACCGGCTTCGCCTCTGTGGCAACGGCGTGGTACCCTTGGTTGCGGCGCACGCGCTCAGAACTCTCGCAGCTGAATTGCTGGCCGACGGGTGACGGGGTGCCGGCATGAAGCAGTCGCGTGTCATGTCGCTGGTCGAAGCCATCGCCAACGTGGCCGTCGGCTATGGCGTCGCGGTCGCGACCCAGCTGGTGGTCTTCCCGTGGTTCGGTCTGCCCGCGCGTCTCGACGACGCGCTGGCGATCGGGGTGATCTTCACTCTCGTCTCGATCTTACGTAGCTTCGCGCTCCGACGGATGTTCGAGGCGATCCGAATTCGGAGCTTGATCGTGGAGTCCAAGAGTGCGATCAACCGCATATGAACGTGCTGTTAACCGTTTCTTGTCATCACTTGATCAACGAGAACTGCCGTGAAGGATAGTATCTGTGAGCACTCTTCTAACAATCGGCTACGAAGGATCGACGATTGAAGATTTTGTCGCGACCTTGAAGCTTGCCAATGTTCAGGTGCTCATCGACATTCGTGATGTTCCGGTGTCGCGGAAGCGTGGTTTTTCTAAGAAGGCACTTTCGGAAACCCTACTGGATGCCGGCGTGAGATACATCCATCTCCGGGATCTCGGCGACCCGAAACCTGGCCGCGAAGCGGCGAAGCGCGGAGACATGCAGACGTTTCAACGCATTTTCCGTGCCCATCTCGAAAGCGATGACGCTCAAATCGCACTACAGCAAGCGCTCGAGATGACATCTGGTGCGCGGGCCTGCCTTCTGTGCTTTGAACGTGATCATTGCGGATGTCATCGTAAAATCGTCGCGGAAGAAATGGCCAACCGGGAATCGATTCAGATACGCCACATTGGTGTGCGACACGGACTTGCCAAGGAGAGAGCCTACGGCGACTTCGAAGATGGACGCGCTTACGCGTTCGGGTGAAACCGAAGCTATCACCATCATCAAAGCCGCGCCTCAGGTCGGACAGAGGCACGGTGAAACCGTCTGCTGCGCCGGAATTGACTTACAGGGCAATTGGCTTCGCTTATATCCTATCTCGTTCCGAACGCTTGAGCAGGGTCAAAAGTTCGGACGCTGGGATCGTGTCAAATTCAAGTGGCGCCTCCCCAACGATGATCGACGCATCGAAAGTCGTCGTGTAGATCAAGATAGCTTGGAAGTCGTCGGGAAGCTGAAGAAGGCCGAGAGAGAGCGCTTCTTGGCGAAGTCTGTAGTGACGAGTCTCGATAGGGAGCGGAACGAGGGCAGAAGTCTCGCCTTACTCAAAGCGGATATCCTCGGCTTTAAGGCAGAAGAAAAGAGTTCGGAAGATATTCAAAGGGAAACGGCGAAGTTCGACGCGCTCCGGGCTCAGCCGGACCTTTTCAATACGAAGCCGATCATTCCATACAAACCTTGCCCTTACAGGTTCAAATACCGATACCGCACCGATGATGGTGAACGGGAAGGAACCTGCCAGGATTGGGAAATTGAGGCGACATACTATCGCTGGGCAAAGGACTACGGCAACGACCACGCGCTGTCTGAGGTAACCAGAATATTCGGCGAGGAGTACCCCTCAAAAGGTATGCTCCTCGCCATGGGGACTCATTCGCAGTACCCGGAAACGTGGTTGATTAACGGCGTTGTCCGATTGGATGCCATACAGCAACCGACGCTCTTCTGAGTTCAGGTGATCCGGTAAACCCTGCCACGCCCCTCGACTTTCTCCGAGGTCACTTCGAGCCCGAGCTTCTTCTTCAGCGC